GAGAACAGTACTGTCAACCACCAAGAATTTATGAGAACCTTTTTGGCGTATGATACGACCTGTGGCAACACCTGCACCTGTTCCATCTGGCAGTGCAATGTTTACTTGGCAACTGACCACTGGATAACTTGCGCTTGGTGAACTAATAACTGGAGCACCGCCCACTACACCTGTGAATGGCACTGGTGATGTTGCTGGTGATGGTAGTACTACGGTGTTTGTGTCCATTGACGTTGGTGCGGCAAATGGAGGATAACCTATGTCAACTGGTACAGATTGTGCTGTTGTACCTTGATTACTGGGATCATAAAAGATTCCAGACATAGGTGAATTTTTTGCTATTTTTAAAGGACGACCCATTTTGTTTTCTCCTTAAAGAAGTCCGATGCGGGTTCTAGCCGCTACGCAGGGGTCTTAAGCCTGCATAAAACGCATGATTGCGTTGACAAGTATTTATGCAGACATGATATTTTAATGCCCGCTGAATAACATGTAAATATTGCCATGCAAAACACAGAACAACTCATTGCTCAAGGCAATACTTACAGAGAACAACACCTACCTGAACAAGCCCTGCAACAGTATGCCATAGCCATGGCCTTTGATAGAGGGTCATCCAGTGCATTCAACAACTACGGCAATGTGCTGAGAGAAATTGGTGATCCTGCCGGCGCTGTTCCGTTTTTACAGCGTGCCATACAGTTAGATCCTGCCAATGTAACACATCATTTTAATTTGTCGGTGGCTTATCTGCTCAGTGGCGACTATGTTCGCGGATGGCCTGCATACGAAGCACGGCACAATTTTGAACATTTAAAAGGCACGATTCCCAATTATCCTTGGCCCGTATGGAATGATGAGGATTTAAATGGTAAGACTATCTTTGTCCGAGGTGAACAAGGACACGGCGATATCATACAATTTGTGAGATTTATACAGAACTTAAAAAACATTGGCGCCACCGTCACAGTGCAAGTGACTGACGGATTAATTCCATTGATTCAATCTAGTGAAATTGGACGTGGAGTTCGGGTGATTAGTTATACAGAACATCCGGGCGATGTGTTTGATTACTGGGTGCCCATTATGAGTTTGCCAGGCAAGCTAAACGTGCGTGTGGATAACTTGCCCACTGTTATACAGTATTTGACCCCCGACACTGCATTGGTTGCTAACTGGCGCAGGAACTTGGGAATTAAAAATAAATTACGAGTAGGATTTGCTTGGTCAGGAAGACGTGACAGCTGGATCAATCAGCACAAAGCCATGCCGTTTGAGACCATGCTGGGCTTGATTCGATCACACGCAGATTATGACTGGTACAATTTACAAACGGACTGCACCGCAGAGGAAGAAAAAGAATTAGTCTCAGCCGGAGTACACTGCTTTCCAGGTGGTGTGAACTCGTTTGCCGACACTGCCGCATTGGTATCAAATCTTGATGTTGTAGTCAGCGTTGACACTGCCACTGCACATCTAAGTGCCGCATTAGGTAAACCCACTTGGGTCATGCTGAACAACTATGCTCCATGCTGGCGTTGGTTGCTGAACAGAGACGACACACCTTGGTATGCCACTGCACGACTGTTCCGACAGCCTCGAATAGGCGACTGGGACAGTGTGGTTGAACGAATCAAGTTACACTTAAAATTGTTTAAGATTTAACAGGTTGCATTTGTACCGGAACAACAGGAGCCGCTGGCTTGGGCTGTGGCAATCCTAATGTTGTGCCAATTGGACTTGCGTGTTTCTCAGGAAATAGTCCTGAATAGTTTATTTGGTTGATCATGCCAATATTTATACCCAATAAAAAAGCACTCCGAAGAGTGCTTTTTGTTTTTTCCGTTTCCGGATTCTCTGATTAGGAGAAAGACAAGTTTTGAACAGCAATCTCGCCAACGTAGTCAGCAGCGTTACCGAAAGAACTTGCAGTGTTTGTCAACTCTACGAAGCCATAACGTGTCATGAAAGATACGACTGGTTCGAATGTTGTTGGGTCAAGAACAACACCAGAACTCATTAGCGGAATGTATGGGCAATAGAATGCGGCTGCATCAGCCTCACTAGTACCTTTGTAGCCAACCAATACGTTAGCAGTGTCGCTAGCGTAGCTGTTGACGAACACACGCATTGCGCCGTTCAATGTACCAACAAACTTGGTGTTTGTAGGAGCTTCGAATGTGCCTTCTGTGGTGCGAGCAAACGCACTAGTAGTTGCACTTTGCAACACTGTCAAAGCAGCTGGTGAAACAACAGCCCAGTTACCTGCGCCACGACGTGTACGTTGGGCGATCAAGTTAGCTGTACGGTTGATCAACACTGCCAAAGCAGCGTGTTCGTCACCTACGAACGTAGCAGTACCAGAAACGGTAGCTTGGTTGTATGTGTACTCAACAGCAGCCAATGTGCTCAAACTCAAGAGAATTTCTTGGTCAATTTCAGCTGTAATTTCTTGTGCCAAAGCAGCCATGATTTCTGCTTCAACGTCAATACCGTGCATGGCTTGTGCGTCTTGTGCAGATTCAAATGTCCAACGTGCTTGCAACTTACGTGTCTTGGCTTCAACTGCTTGCTTCAAGATTTGAACGGAAATTTGTTTACCGCCGTTACCTTCAAGCGTTGCTGTGTTAGCGCCTGTGTAAGTTGATGTTGATGTTGTATCTTTGCCCACTGTAGAGTATGCAGTAGCAATAGTGAATGGACTCAATGCTTCTTGACCAGCTGTGACACTGGTTGCGGCTGCTGAGTTATCAGTTAAGTTACCAGCGTAACGCACACGTAGAGTGTGGATCTGACCAACTGGACCTGTCATTGGCTGAACGCCTACCAACTCGTTAGCGATAACTGTTGGCATTACACGACGGATAACTGGTAGAATCACACGGTTTAATGTAGCGATGTTACCACTTGCTGTTGAACCAGCACTTGCATTTTCTTTCAAGTACTTACGTGTATTCTCAAGAATAACGTTCATACTTGTGCGCTTAGAACCGTTTAGACCTTCAAGTAATGCTTCCTTGGTCTCGTCCCAGCGACCTTCTAATAATTGTTGTGACATTTTTATGTCTCCTTTAAAATTAATTTAACCCTGCTAAACGCTTGATGTCGATGACATTGCTAGATTCAGCACTATCGTCTTCAAATTGGCTACGGGCAGATTTATCGCCGGTGACTGTGGACACGGATTCTGTAATCACTTTAGAGGCTTTTACAGAGCGGTCGGTTAGAACAGCCGGTAGATACTTTTCAAATGCGTTTTTCAAACGTGGAGTTTGTACGCTTTCGAGTAAATTACGCATGACTTCTTGCTTCTCTCGATTAAGAGGGGCTAGCAATTCATCCATAACGTTTGCACGTTGGTTGGACTCTTTGATCATTCGTATTTCACGCTCTTTTGACTCATTAAGAACTTTTGCATTCCTGATAAGTTTGATGGCTTCAGACAACTTTGCATCTTTGTTTGCAATGGTATCATGTAACTTGCGTACTTCCGCTTTCTCATTGAGATGGGTAGCACCAAATTCACTTGCGTATGCTTCAAAGATACGACGACCAAAATTGTTCTCACGAGCAACTCGGATGTCTTCTTGTAATTGACTGAGTTCAGCCTTTAGATGACGGCTAACAGCTTGGCTCATTTTCTGTGCAGATTCTGTTACAAATCGTGCTTTCAATGCTTCCAATTGGCCACGTGCTTCACGTACCAGACGAACTTTTGTTTCTACAACATCACGTTTGTCTGTGGCGAATTCTTGAATTTCGCGAGCCAATGCATGCACAATAAAACCTTCTAGTTTTTCTAGTCCTTCATTGTGTTGCTTGCGGTCTTTGCGCAGTTCGCTAATTTCTTCAGCAAGTTTAGTGACCATAAAGTTGTTGAACTTTGTGGCATTTTCATTCATCTTGCTTTGGAAACGAACGCGATCTTCTACCAATTGTGCTTTTTCAGCAGCAACGGCTTGAATCTCTGCAGTGAGACCTTCTGTTACCATACGATCCAGGGCTTCCACCATCACTGTTTTGTCATGTTCGTAGCGTTGTGCGAACTCTTCTCTGAGTTCTGCACGAGCTTGTTCACGAGCTTCAACCAGCTTGGCTTCCCAAGCTTCGTTGATCTCCTGGCGAGTTTCCTCGGTGATCAAGTCGCTATCTAGTAACGGTTTAATAGCATCTAACATGCTTATTCCTCCCTAATTTTGAGATCTTTGATCAGTTTTACTACTTCACTTTTCAAATATCTCTGTACCTTGTTGTCCGCGCCGGCTTCACGTGCCACTTCCAACAGTCTATGACCATACTTCATATTCATGAGTCCTTCATAGATTGCTGTGGGATATGCATTTGGAGCACTGGGTTGTGCAACTACATCTACAGTGACTATTTCAAAATCACTGACATGTCCTGTTCTGTCGTCGACGTTTCCTGACCCACGACTTGAAACACCTAATCTAACACCGCTGTCCAACATGGTTTTAACCAGTTGACCCATTGGCGTTGGTAATATCTTCAATTTTCCATAACCAATTGACCCGTCGCACCACATCTTATCAATCATGTGACTCACACGGTCTAAGTTAATCTTGAGATCATCTGGATGATCTACTTCTCCCAATACCGAATTGCCACTAAGAAGTTGTTCATTAATAGTGCCAACTGCTTTACGAATTTCATGAGCAGGGTATATTCTATCATTGGCATTGCGTTTATCACCTTCAATGCAGATGCCTTCCATGTAAAGTGTTTTACCAGAACCGTCAGGAGCATCCTCACTCAGCAATTTTACCTGCGCTTGTGAGAATGTCAAGTGTTCTTGTAAGTAACGAGCCATAATCTCTTATACTGGAGATTTAGTGTTTACGCCAGCAGCCTGTGTGGTCACTGGCTTGGGTGCGGCACCAGGGTTGCCATAGTGGCCATTACCTTGATATCCGGGCTGTTCTTTCACAGATGGAGCAGAACGACCTTTTGCAGTGTCGCCAGTCATTTTAACTGGTGAGCCTTGCATACCTTTTGCGCCTGAGTTCTGTGGCACTACACTTTTGGTGTTGGCACCGTCATCGCCCATTTTAGCAGGAGCTACTTTGGACAAACTTACGTTTTCCATCATGCCCATTTCGGGCATAATTTCAGATGTGTCATCCATTTCGATAGCGTCGCCGCCAGCATCCATGTCAAATTCTTGTTCTTCGCTGCCTTCGCCGCCCATCATGGCTTCAAATTCAGCCATTAGTTCGTCTAGCTTGTCTTCAAGATCAACTACGCGGTCTTCGATATCGCCTTCGCCTTCGCCGCCTTCGATATCCTTAGTAAGATCATCACCGGCTTCTTCTGCACCGTCGTCAAACTCAGCATCCATGTTGTCGTCTTCTTCGTTCATGCCTTCTTCTTCAGTTTCCACGTCAGTGATCAAATCATCCGCAGCGTCGCCGTCGTTTTCCATGCCTTCGTCGACTTCTTGAGTGTCTTCAGCATCTTCTTCTTCCATTAAACTTTCGTAGATTTCGCGTGATTTCTCAACAACGATATCATGAAAAAGTTCTCTAGCTTTTGCTTCTTCATCGTTAATTACGAATTCAATTAACTGTTCAAATTTTGATGTCATATTGTTTCCTCCAAAGGGTTATGGCTCATGTGTATTACTTACATAAAAAAAGTAATATGAGTATATTTAAGCGTCAAATTTGGTATATTTGACTATTTTTTGACAGGGTCAAAGGCCAGGAGGGGCGGCCGGGGGAGCATACTGCTTGCGAATATCTTTGAGTTTTTCTTTGTATTCGTAGGTTCGTACGTCGTTCATTTGACGTAGCTTGCTCAATTGTCGCAGTGTCAAACGAGTTTTACGCAGCTGATTCTTCTGAGTCTGGCTGTTGTCCTGTGCGACATCTTGGTAGCCTTCAGGTTCACGTTGGTAAAGTTCGTTTAAAATCATACAGGTATTTATGC